ATTGATGCTGGTGGTGCTAATACTCTATTATGCTTACAACCTATCCTTGAAGGAAAGCCATTCTATTTCAAATTAAAGAATGAGATTATCGTTCCTAAATTTGGTTTTAAAATATTAGCTACAGCGAACACTAAGGTTAAGGGATCAGAAGATGGAAGATATATTGGTACGAATGTTTTGAATGAAGCATTTCTTGAAAGATTTGCTGTGACATTCCAACAAGAATATCCAACACCATCGATTGAATTAAAGATCGTTAAAAATCTGATGGACTCTTATAAATGTAAGAATGACAAATTCGCTCAGACTCTAGTTAAGTGGGCTGATGTGATTAGAAAAACAAATGAATCTGGTGGTGTTGATGAAACAATTACTACAAGAAGATTGGTTCATATTGTAAGAGCATACTCAGTATTTAAAGATATTGATAAATCTATACAGTTATGTACGAATAGATTCGATGAAGCAACAAGACTTGCTTTTATTGATTTGTTTGACAAAGTATCAAATAACAAAGAAACTTCGGCTCCGAAACCATCAGAGTCTGAAGTTGCGAGTGCTGTAGTTAATCAACAACAAACAGTGAGTGCTTAATGCTAACTTGGAATTCACTTACTAAATCCCAAAAACGTTGGGTAGAAAACGTTGCGAAAATTCTACCCGAGTGTGTGACCAATGGGCATATTACAGCAACACAATGTTATGACTCTTTTAAACTATTAGAAAAACAAAGAGTTTCAGGTAGTCCAAAAATTGGATATCCAAATTGGTTGTTTAAACTTAATAAAATTAAAAGAGGAATCTATTTGTTTCCAGCAGAGGGAGTGACAGTACAAAAAGCATCTCAATCTTTAAGTGGGAAAGCTGAACCTATTGCTATTACCAACAGAGTATCAGAAGAAGATAAATCGTTTTTGAATGATTTAAAAGCTTTTGGTATTGATATAAAAGTTTCTTAATGGGAGTTTGTTAGTTTATTGTGAAGTGGGAGTCCCATATAAGAAAATTTCATTTTTTCTCCCACTTTACTTACAATAAAAAATATAATATAATAGTGATATGATAACATACGATAATGCTTCTAAAGCCCAAAGAAAATGGGTTGATGCAGTAATTACTATTTTTCCAAATATTGAGAAAACTGGAGTAATTTCAGCAGCAGAATGTTATTCTGCTCATATGAATTTATTAAAAAATCGTAAAGCCGATTCAGAGAAAATTGGATATCCTAATTGGCTATTTAAAACCAATAAAATAAGTCCAGGAGTTTATTTTTTTCCTGCGAAAGGATTAAACCCTGAGAGTATAGTTAAAACGACTTCAGTGGGAGATTCTTCTGTAAGAGCAGAAGTATCAAAGACAGAGGAAGATAAACAATTTTTTAAAGATGTATTAACAAATGTATAAATTTAACGAAGATAAACTAATAAAAGAATTAAAAGAATATATTGACCAAACATATAAAGGTCATTATTCTAAAAAGAAATTTCAGTCAACAGAGTTCATCGTTGATTGTGGTCATGGTCTAGGATTTACACTAGGCAATGTTTTAAAATATGCTCAAAGGTATGGGCATAAAGATGGACAAAATCGTAAAGATCTTTTAAAGATTTTACACTATGCTCTTCTTGCTTTACATATACACGATCAAGGAGAAAAACTTAATAATGAAAAGGAGTGAGAATGAAACTAAGTAAAGAAACACTTGCGATTATGAAAAACTTCGCAGGTATTAATGCCAATCTAATGTTAAAGAATGGTAATAAAATATCAACAATATCGCCAGCAAAAAGTGTAATGGCTGTGGCACAAATTTCAGAGAACTTGCCAATTAATGGTTCTGGGAATTTTGGTATATATGAATTAAACGATTTTCTATCAGCTTACACATTAATGGAAGATCCAGATTTAACATTTGCTGATAATTTTTGCATGATTTCTAAAGGTCATCAAAAAATTAAATTCTATTCAGCAGCAAGTGAAATGCTACTTGTTCCATCAAAAGAAAGTTTGCCTGTTTCTGATGATGTATCTTTTAATTTAAGAGCAGCAGATTTAGATATTATTTCAAAGTCAGCAGCAGTTTTAAAAGTAAGTGACATATCAATCGTATCAAAAGATGGTAAAGTAAGTGTTGAAGTTGCTGATAAAAAAGCACAACAAGCTGCAAAATCAGGACAATCAACAGCTAATACTTTTAATCTAGATATTGGTACATCAGATAAAGAGTTTAAAGTAAATATGAAAGTTGATAATTTACAAAAAATTGTACTTACAGATTATGTAGTGACAGTTGATAGCAAAAAACTATCTAAATTTTCAGCGACTAAAGGTTCGCTAGTATATTACATCGCAATCGAATCTGATTCTGTAATCGGCAAATAATCTAATGGGAGGAATACTCCCATTATACAACTATATTATATTATGGAAAAAGTGATTTCTAAAAAATTAATTCCTGTTTGGGTAGATCATAACAATAAATTTCATAAAATTGAAGGATATTTTGTTCATGAAGATACTGGTGAAATTTGGTCTTCCAAAATGGGAAAATTAAAACAATTAAAATCTTGTACAAACAGAGGAAAAGAAAAAGGAAAAAAAAGTTATCCTTTTGTGACTTTGATTGACCCAATCTTTATGGATCTTTATGACTTACAAAAAACTGTAATGCTTCATAGAGTTCTTAAAACTTCTTATATTTTTCATTATAATCTTCTTTTAGAAGAACTTAAAAAAGCTTATAAAGACATACCAGAAAAAGATTTATCAGCATTACCAAGATCAATCCAAGAGATATTATATAGAGGATTGCTAATAAATCATATAGACCATAATAAGTTAAATCACAATTATAATAATCTTGAATTAGTATCTGCGCAAGAAAATACGAAAGCATATAAAAAACACGTAAATAAGGAAGTGTATATAAGTCAAACAAAACAAATGTATTATGAAAGAAATGTATTATGATAAACACATCTGAAAATCAATTTGTTTGGGTTGAGAAGTATCGTCCTCGTACAATCAACGAATGTATCTTACCTAAAAATTTTAAACTTACATTAAAGTCTTTCATTAAAGGAGGACAGATACCACATTTTCTATTTTATGGTACAGCAGGTGTTGGTAAAACTACTGTGGCTCGTGCACTATGTGATGAAATTGGTGCTGAGTATATAATCATAAATGGTTCTGAAGAGGGTCGTATGATTGACACTCTAAGAGTAAAGATTAAAGGATTTGCTTCAACTGTATCTTTGACTGCAGCAAAAAAAGTAATTATTCTAGATGAAGCTGATTATATGACTCCGAATATAATGCAACCAGCTTTACGAGCATTTATAGAAGAATTTTCTTCTAATTGTAGATTTATACTTACTTGTAATTTTAAGAATAAAATTATTGATCCGATCAAATCAAGATGTTCTGTAGTTGACTTTAAAATACCAAATGATGAGAGAGCAGTTATTGCTGCTGATTTTTTCAATAGAGTTGTTGAGATCCTGGAAAAAGAAAATATAAAATACGATAAGAAAGTAATAGCTACTCTTATACAAAAGTTCTTTCCTGACTTTAGAAAAACATTAAACGAACTACAAAGATATTCTGTAGGTGGTACTATCGACACAGGAGTTCTTGTAGGTGTATCAGACGAGTCTTATACAAAACTATTTAAATATTTAAAGAATAAAGAGTGGGATAAAATGCGTGAGTGGATTGATCTTAATTCAGACATTGATACTACAAATTTATTCTCAGAAATATTTGAAAAATGCCATCCATCAATTGAAAAGAATTCAATACCAGAGTTGGTTTTAATACTAGCAGATTATCAATACAAGTCAGCTTTCGTAGCAGATGCGAATATTAATAAGATTGCTGCAATGACAGAGATAATGAAAAAATGTCAGTGGAAGTAAAAAAGTATAAAACGAATCCATTTAAGTTCGTCACAGCTATTAATTACAGTAAAGAAAACCTACACGAAACAGAGACTTTCGAAGAAGATTATTTGCCTTATATTATTAATAGATCTCTCTCTATGTTTCCAGATACAGTCCAAATAGCTAATGAAATCAACATTTTGCACTATGTTCCAAAGAAGTGGCAATTTCTGTTTTACCTAAATATAGTCGCTAAGAAGAAAAGATATTCGAATAAAAAGTGGGCAAAAAAATCTAAAGATTCTAATGAACCTTTTATTATGGAATATTATAACGTTTCTGCTCAAAAAGCAAAAGAGATATTATCCCTTTTAAAACCAGAGCAGATTGAAATTATTAAATCAAAATTTTATAAAGGTGGCATACAATGAGTGAAGTTGAAAATAAACAAGAATCATTAGAGACTGTAAAAGAAGATTCAAATAAGTCTGTTCCATATGCATGGAGTCCAGACAAAATGTTAGAAGTTTTTCTGATCGAACCAGATAACTTTTTAAAAATTAGAGAAACATTAACACGTATTGGTATCGCAAGTCGTACTGATAAAAAACTATATCAATCTTGTCATATATTACATAAACAAGGAAGATATTTTATCGTTCATTTTAAAGAATTATTCTCTTTAGATGGAAAAGAATCTAATATTACTACAAACGATATTGAAAGAAGAAATACAATAGCTGTATTAATGGCTGATTGGGGATTATTAAAAATTAAAGATCTTACTCAAATTTCATCAAAAGCTTCTTTAAGTCAAATCAAAGTTTTAGCACATAAAGACAAAGCAGGTTGGGAACTTGTGGCTAAATATAATATTGGAAAAAGAGCTAAATAAATGTTTTATTTTTGGCATACTTTATTAGTAGTTGCTTTTATAGTTATGGCATTCTTTATGGGTCTTATTTTAGGTAAGAAAATGGACTCAAAGACAAGAAATTTAAGCTTATTGAATAAAAAAAAAAGATAATAAATTCAATAACTTGAATAAATAATATTGTATAGGTACTAGTAATTTTAAAAATAATACCTATATAATAGTGTATATTCGATCGTTGTATCGAGTATAACACACCTGATTGTTCCAATAGTGGAAAGTCAGCAGTAAATAATAACCTTGCTTTCATAGGAGGATATAATGATAGCACACATAAACCAAGCGATTGACACTCTGTCAAACGCACAAAAGTCTGTTGTTGAAACATTCATCAAAGACTCAAAAGTAGCAGAACCAGTAAATTCAATTATTGATGCTACTCAAACTTTTAGCAAAACATTAGCAAAATCATTTGTAAGCTTAGGCGAAACATTTGTTGCGAACGTTAGCAAAGGAGGAAAGTAATGACTAGACTTCCTACTTTTTTT